AGTCGATGATTCGCCAGGTCGCGCAGGGTGGCGAATGTGGATGAGGTGATCGCCGTGCGATCAAGCCCGCACAATGTTGCCGTTCGGTAAAGTAATGTTGAAAAATCAATTGTCCGCATATGACCTCCTGAAGCGATGTGGCCGGTCATGCGGTTCTGCATCATCACCGCGATAACCGACCTGGATTTTGGTTCCCTTGGAAACTATTTTCATCGCCGGGTTATCGCGTTCTGCCTCTCGCAAAAACTGGTCGTCTGACCAGATTGCGTACCCGTACTTTTGACCCCATTTGTGAAATAGGTGAGGCGGGAGACTCATCCTCGCCTCACCCAGTCCATCAACTGAACGATGATCCTTTTTGCAGATTTTTGCTGCGGCAGTTGCCGCAATACCTGCCAACATTTCTTCACGTCGGAATCCCAGACGAAATTCGTCGATTAATTCCTCGCGAACTTCGCCTGGGAGATTTTCCAACATGAGTTTCCTTTATTCAGTTTAGGCAGGTCGGAATGCGCCAAGACCCAGAGGGTTCTTGCACACCAATCCAGCTACTGCCTTGAGTAACCTCGCTGGACCACCGCCCAAATCAGGCAGCGTAGTCACTTCTGGTTGACTGCTGTAGCGCAATTCCAGAAGTTCCATATCGAGGATGTAACCATCATCTGCCGCAGGCAAAAACGCCGAGGCGTGAAGCCTTAGCTTGCCGAAATCGCCCGAAAACAGCGTTATATTGCTATTGTAGGCACTATCGGCTGCGTCCCGATCAAAGGATCGGATGGCAGGATAGGAATCAGTCCCGCTTGCGGTAGTAGTGAAGACCAGGTTGGTGAACGCCCGCTTCATGGTCGTTCCCAGTACGGCATCAAAGTTGCCAAACTTGCCTGTCTCCCCGTAAATGGACGTTAAAACGTCCTGCACCACTGTCTCTGTTGTCAACGCTGCGGAGGTAGTCGATATGCTCGCCGTTGGCGTGCGATAATCACTGTCCACCGCTGGCGTGGTGCCGCCAGTTGTGCTGATCCATGTACCCAACGCTTTGGTCAGGTACGGTAGTGTACCGTTATCCTCCTGCCCGTCATTATCCGAGCAGATTGACTTCTCGATGTCTCGCTTGCAAATGTTGCGGTGAGTTTATTATCTCACCTCTCCGCTTTTCAACGGAGTGTCGGCGTACCTTTTCAACCGTTCTGGTTGACGCGGACTCTTGGGAGGATTATTCCACCTCCTACGCTCTGCCCCTGACCGTATTCTTGTCGGCCTTCGGTTCGGATTGGCATGGCACCTTTCAGTGCTTTAGCTTTCCCGCTTAATTCCGCGTTACTCATCCTGGTATTCCTACCAAGCAGGCCCAAATGAGAGCAGCCTGACACCTTTTGCCGTCATGTTCGCCAACTCGTTGGTGATACCAGCAACAATGCTGACATCAACTGAGAGTGGGCTAACGCGAATCGGACGCTGGAAGACCTGAACGTAATTTGACAGAATCTTTCTGCCACTGTTCAAGTTCTCAAAGTCCGATGCATACGTTACATCGACGCCGTCAACACTACCCGTGCTGACTGCGGCTGGCATATTCAACTGTTAACGGTTGGCTTTTTATCCAACCTCTCCGCTTTTCAACGGAGTATCGGCATATCTTTTCAACTCAAAGAGTTGTTGCGGCCTCGTGCCGGGATTATTTCACCCGGTATGCTCTGCCCCTGACGGTGTTCCTGCCCGCCTTCGGTTCGGATTGTCTTGTGGTTTCCCATTTAGATTTCCCGCTTAATTCCGCAATACTTCCCCGGCAGTCACCTGCCGGGTGGACAATTATAATTTATCTGCCTGCCACTGGAGGTATGTATTCCCCGGTTTTTTCCCTTTCGGGATCATGCTGGCAACGGGGGTGTCTTTCGCATCCACCATTGCCACTATGTTTGCCAGATCTTCTCGTTTCAGTTGTTATCGCAAAGGCTTTTTATCCCCTGCTTCTGCTGGTTTCCCAGCAGTTCGGCATATCTTTTAACCCTCTCGGGTTTCGCGGCCTCTTGGGAGTGTTATTTCAACTCCTATGCTCTGCCCCTGACTCTCGCCTTCGGTTCGGGTTACCATGTCTCTCGATTTAGGCTTTCCCGCTTAATTCCGCGATTTAGTGTCGGCAAACTCATCAGATACCGACCTGGTTAATTTCAAATAATTCAGCCATTGAATTATCCTTCCCCTTTATTTTTTCCCCGATTACTTAAAGTAATCAGCCAAATCCTTCTCGCTTCCTGACTTTGTGAATCGGTCCAGTGCGCCCCGCTTGTTTGCCGCCTCTTTCGGGATGGCAGCAGGACTCGGTGAGGCTTTAGGTTCGGCAGGTGCCTTCTTGATAGGTGCCTTCTTGGGCTTTTGGCCCGCCTTGGCATCCTTGTTCAACTGGGCTAACCCGAGCATCGTTGCACCAATTAAATATTGATAACTGGGCATCCGTTGCAACTCGGGAACCTTTTCCAAGAATTCCCGTGCCTCCTGATAGGCTGCGGAAGAACGGTCTTTCCAAAACGGAAAAACCTTTTCCGTTTCTGCTTTCCATTCCTTTGATTCACGAACGTACTTTTTCTGGTCGGGCAAGTGCTGGTCTAGAGCATCCATTGCATCGACCTTGTAACGCCTCACATCCTCGGCACTCAGTTCCATTTCCTGACCGTCTTTGCCGGTAATCTCGCACCCGTCGGGGTTCATCTCGCACCATTTCCGAATTTCCCTCTGCTTCTTGATTTCACTCTCTACTTCTGATTGTGATTGCAGTTTGAAATAAGGATTCAGTGCGGATGAGATTAATACCGGCTCGGCGGTTTCGGGCTTTTCCTTGAGTTGCGCCCGAAGTTCCTCACTCTCTTCCTGTGCCTCCTTTTTCTGGCGCACAAGCTGATTGATTCGCTTCTGGGCGCGATCCGAAAGATCCGCGTCCTGTTCGTCCGTTTCCGCAGTCTCAGCCTCCTCCTCGGTGGTTTCGGGTTCCCCCTCTACCTCCTCAGTGGATTCCGTTTCTTCGTCTTGAGAAAGATCAACTTCCTTGCCATCCTCAGATTCCTCGGCACTCACCGGGTCTTCGGGCGGCGGTTCCTCTGCCTGTTTTTCGGGCGCAGGCTTTTCGCCTTCCTCGGCCTTAAAATGTTCAAGCATCAACTGTTCAAGTTCGATGCCGTCGATTGGGCCTTTGGGTTTTGCTGTCTCCACGGTGGATGTTTTTTCAGCCGCACCGAGTTCGGCTGTTGCTTTTTCGCTCATAAACAGACAGGGAGTTTTAAGTCGATCCAGACGACTGACAGGTTTTGAAAAGCCAAAACCAGAAAGCTGTTATGAGAATAGACTGCGAAAAAAAGACCCGCACAACAGAGGTGTGCGGGGTCTGCTTGGGTCAGCTTGGGTCAGCGCGAGTCGGCAGCTATTTGGGTGGAGTCATGCCGTTCTGTTCGCGTGCCTGACTGCGTAGATTCTGAAGCAGGGCATGGAAGTCCGTTAACGCACTGGCACGCCCAGCGGCATGGGTTCTGTCTTCGCCCTGGGTGTCTCCGCTGATTGCGTAGGTCACCTCAACATCAATCGACGCATCCAGCAGGATGTTTATTGCGTCCCACATTTCGTTTTTCTCAACGAAGGAAAACGCCTGTATCACTCTCGGGTCAATCTCATCCATCAGTATGCTCCCTGTGCGGTTTCAGCCTGTGCCATTTCCACGTTCTCCTCAACCGGGGGCGGCAATTGTGCTTCTGCCGCCATTTCGTCGGAAACCGGCGAAACCCCGACGCGACCAATTTGTGCATTTTCTGCCTGTGTGACTGAGAACTGGAGGTTTTTGACATAATTTTCCATGAGCCGCCTGAAGAGTTCGTCTCCCTGCAACGCCTGTTGCGCTTTTGGATTTTTTCCCATTACGTCTTGCGTGTATTGCAACTTGGTCTGCGCTGCCGGGTCGTTCTCCACCAATAACGGCTCATTCCCCAGCATCATCATGCCAATATCGCTCTGGACTCCCTTGAAAAGAGACTGCGAAGCAGTCGCCTGGTCCACTACAAGTTCCCTTGCTGCCTCTGGACTGATCGCTTCTATGATGATTTTCACCAGTTTATTGCGATCAATCACCCCGCCAGTGTCCAGTGGCACCACAAACTGCGTGATTGCCTCCAGTTTTGCCTTCACCAAGTCGGTATCGAGTTCCTCCACGTTATATCTCACAATGAAATCAAACATATGCTGGATCTCGCTGATGTTTTGCGGAAGCTGACCCCCAGTGACCCTCTCAATCTCCTCGGGCGGCATATACTGCAAGCATAGCTTGAACATTTGCGTATAAATCTTCGCCCAGGATTCCAGCCAGACATTGACCAGGCTTTGCTGCATCATCTGGGTCTTGATCGCAGGCACATCAACGTGTGCAGTGCCAAAGTATGCCGCATGGGTCGCCTCCACTCGCCTGATTAAATCAAACGCAGTATTTGGCGGACGCGCAGGCGGTTCCATCCAGGTATAATCATCGGCGCGGGTAACCGGGAGTTGAACTCCCGGCCCCACCTTGTTGATCCCCCCGATACGCTTCACCACCTTGATCGGTGGTAACGTAGTGAATGCAGTTGAATCCCTAATGGAATCGTGCTGCGTCTTGATCTCGTCCTGGTCTGTTGCTGCAATCTGCGGAACCCCCCTTGACTCGGTGATCGCCCTTCTTATCCTTTCACGCCGATATTCCACGAATGGATATTCGCCATGAGCGTAGCCTAACAACTCATGCTTCCCATAAAGTTCACTCGATGCCGCCGGACAAAAGACTGTGCAGTAAATACCCGGCACACCCTTGTCATCCAGTTGTCGCGCATAGGCATAAACTATCTCAATCAGGTGACTCTGGCGCATGACGTTGGTTGAGTCTTCAATCGTGAAGTTGTCATTGGTAAGCCCAAACCATGTCTGCTTTCCCTGCATGGTCGATGCCATCTCAACAAACTCCTTGTCCCAACCCTCATCAATTTCCTTGGCCCGCACCTGCACTTCTGTCATCCAGATGCGCCGATAAATAACGCGGGCATCCTGCAAGTCAATTGTCTCGGGCGGGATGGCAATATCCTGGTAAGGTTTCAATGCCGTCACTGCCGGGGTATTCCTTTGCAGGTACTCCTCATCGATCTCGCCAATACCCGTCTCGCGCAGGTCGCGCACAAGTTTCCTTGCATCACTCACCTTGATGTCAGGCACTGATGCACTGATCAGGTTAGCCGCCTCATCCTCGGCATCGGGGTTCATTATCATCTCGGGCAACGTAGCCACAATTGAATCAGGTTGCTGCATGGCAATAGCCGCAACCTCCTCAAAGGTAATTTTCTGCTTACGCACAGCAGTCTTCTGGTCCCAACCAACATGGAAAACCGACCACCCATACTGCTGCCCGAACTGCGAGCCAAGCTGTGCCTCACGCAATAACTCCTGGCTCATCTTCGTCTCGGACAACCAGCGCATTAGCGTAGTCGCCACTGATGCTGATGAACTGTCATTCACATCTGTGCCGCCGACATTGACCTTGCTGCGCTGGAACGCAGTCGTCATCAGGCAACTCAACTCGTTGCAGGTTGAGTCCACCAGTCTTGTGCGAACATCCGATGCGCCTTCAAATGGAAAAACCTGTTCCCCGTCAGGCATCGCCTCGGAATGCTTCTTCCCGTCATCAGTCTGCCCGGTCCAGCGGCATAACCTGATGTCATCCGCATTACTTACCTGGGCGAAGTTATTGTAGTCAAACAAACTGCGTTGCAGTTCGTTATTTAAATAAACCACATCCGGTTTCTTGCTGGCATTAACCAGTTGATCTGCCCCGTCATTATTATAATCAGCCATTGTTATTCCCCTTTTTTATTAATTTATATAACTCGTCCCGATAGTATCGGTTTAATCCCCCGCGAGTCTTATATGTGTTTAATTTACCTTCCTCGCGTAAATACCTTAATTCCTTGTCGCCCAGTCCGGTGATTTCCTTTGCCGTCGCAAGCGGCACAAGGGGTGGATGCTTTTCTTCCATGACATTCATATTTTAATAACTTCCAATTACACCCTTCGCCATATAGACGCTCTTGTCCTCCCCTTCAGGGTCCATCACTGCCAGGAACCTCAACGCATCAATGGGGTCTTTACTGGCACCCTTCTGCCCGTCCCTCCCCGTCCATTCCCTCATGCTATAGATCAAGTTCTCGCAGTTGTTGGACACATATAAATTCGGCTCATTCACCGCTGGACAAATCGGCTCATCCAGGTCGTATGCCAACCAGTCATTGATAACTGAACAACCCTCATCAATTCGCATACTGGCGGCAGGCGTGAAAAACATTGCAGGGTCATCCTCCATATATTGCAACCAGGTCTTGCCTCCCTGCCTTTCCGTTGTCTTTGTTCCTGCGGTCTTCGGGTCAACATACCTCTCGGCAATCAGTTCCCCATCCTCCAGCGACAGGATCATGTCCTTGTATGCATCATAACCTCTTCCCGCCTCATTACGCTGCGCCACACCCGGCTTACCATCCGCCTTCGCACTCGCAATAGCCCACTCACCCATGCTTGTGTCAGGCCATTCACGGTAAACCCACTTGCGCCCGGCCCGATCTACACGCACCCATAACATAAACCAGTTCCGACCAGTGGCAGGGTCACAAACCATGTAATTGGTTCCCTCTTCCGGTATGTCCTCGGGCTTGACAATGTTGTGGTCACCGAACCTGGGGAACTGTGTTCCCTGCAAACTTTCCGCCCAGCCATAGGCCCGAATCTTAACCTCATACGGTCCGCGCCCCTTCAGCGTCTTGGCTATCTGGTCGAACGGTGAGTAATCATTCATAACCGAATGAAACCACATCGCCGCTGAATCAGGACGGTGGCACCTTGCCCGGTAGGGCATCGTACCCCTCTTCCCCCCAGGCACATTGATCTCACTCTTCAGCAGGTCCGCATCCTTCCACTCCTTTATGGTTGCCCCACTCAAATACTCCTTAATCACTGGCGTGTATCCGCTG